CTCTGCCTGCCGCAAAGGCTTCTCCCCATGGAACAACGCGCCCGCGATGTCCTGAAGCTCGGCGACAAGATGTTCGCCGGCAAGAGGAACGTCGATTCGCTGTGGCAGGAGATCGCGCTGCAGTTCTACCCCAAGCGTGCCACCTTCACCGAGAAGCGCGACGACGGCGACGAGTATTCCGACCACCTGTTCTCGTCCTACCCGAGCATGGCCAGGCGCGAGCTTGGTAACATGCTCGACGAGTTCCTGTTCCCGGAGAAGTTCTTCTCCATCCACGTCGACGACGAGGACCTCGACGCCGGCGACGTGGAGCGCGCCTTCCTCGAGCAGCTGACCGACATCCAGTACCGGGCCATGATGGACCCCATCGCCAACCTGGTGACGGCGCGGGGCCAGACCAACCACGACTTCGCCGCCTTCGGGCAGGGGGTGCTGTGGTTCGGGCTCAATGTCGCCCGCGACGCGCTGCTGTTCCGCAACTACCACTTGCGGGACAACATCTGGTCGGAGAACGCCGAAGGCAAGATCGACTGCAACCACCGCAACTGGAGCCCGACCGCCCGCCAGCTGCTCCACCACTTTCCGAAGAAGATCTCGGCCGATGTCAGGAGGGCGCTCGACTCGCGCTCGGGCGGCGATCCCGACAAGCCCTTCTCCTGCCGGCACGCGGTGCTGCCGACCCGCCTCTACGACTACCAGACCAAGGGCGGCAAGCGCTTCCCCTTCGTCTCCCTCTACATGGAGGTGGAGAGCGAGACGGTGCTGGAGGAGGTGGGGCTCACCCACTTCCCCTACATCCTGCCGCGCTGGCAGCAGCTGTCCGGCTCGGTGTTCGCCACCTCCATGGCAACCGACGTGCTGCTGCCCGACGGGCGCACCCTGCAGGTGGTGATGCGCACGCTCAGGGAGGCGGGCGAGAGCTACGTCAACCCGCCGATGGTAGCCGTGGTGGAGGCCATCCGCTCCGACATCGCCCTCTATCCGGGCGGCGTCACCCATGCCGACATGGAGTACGACGAGAAGCTGGGTGAGGTGCTGCGCCCCGTCACCAAGGACCGCGGCGGCTTCCCCATCGGGGTGGAGATCGCGGAAGCCCTGAAGCAGGACATCCGCGCCGGCTTCTTCCTCGACAAGATCCAGCTGCCCGAGACCACCTCGGCCATGACCGCGACCGAGGTGCGCCGCAGGATCCAGGAGCACATCCGCGCGGCCGCGCCCATCTCCAAGCCGATTCAGCAGACCTACAACAACCCGCTCTGCGACGGGGTGTTCCAGCTGCTGAAGGAGGAGAACGTCTTCCCGTTCGTGGAGATGCCGGACACCCTGGCTGACCGCGACATCAAGTTCAAGTTCCGCTCGCCGCTGGACGAGCTGGCCGAGCAGAACGAGGCCGCCACCTTCATCGAGGTGCGCGACACCATCATCGCCCCCTCCGCCGCCGTCGACCCCTCCATCTGGGAGATGGTGGACCTCGAGCAGGCGACACGCGATGCCGCCCGCGCAGCAGGCTTCAAGGCCAAGTGGCTGCGGCCCAAGGAGGCCGTGCTGGCAGCGCGCGAGCAGGCCGCAGCCCAGGCGCAAGCCGCCCAGATGGCCGAGGAGATCGCCGCCGGCGGCGCCATCGCTGAGCAGGCCGGCAAGGGCATGGAGGCGCTGGGGCGCGGGGCTGCTGCGCTGGCGCCCGACGCGATGGGTGCCCCTCCAGGCTCTCCGCTTGCGGCCATGCAGACAACGCAGCGCCAGCGGGGCGGCAACGTGGTGCCGCTGCGGCGGCAGGCGGCGTGAGGGCGTAGATGGCCATGCGCAGGCGACAGTCCGGGCGGGAAGGGGGCCGCGAGACCTTCCTCCTCGCGTCCTACGAGCCCCAGGACATCCGCTCCATCCAGGCGCTCGTCCTCTACGCGCAAGGGGCCGAGCGGCCCTGGCCCAAGGGCGAGGAGCCCCCGGTGCCCACGCCCTACGATGTGAAGCAGGCGCTCGACTGGATCGTGCACAAGGCGGCCATGACCTACGAGAACGCGAGCCTGATCGCCTTGATGGCGGGCGATCCGGACATGGCCCCCTTCATCGACGGCAAGCGCTCGGTGGGCCAGCAGCTCGTCAAGCTCATGACGCTGAAGCCGGCCGCCTTCGACAAGGACGCCCCCCGCAACGCGGAGGGCGTCGGCCCCCAGGGCGAGCAGATCAAGGCGCGCGAGATCTGATCCCATCGTTGCGGGCTGGCTCATGTCCTACCTGCGCTTCAATCACCTCGCCTATGCCGAGGACCCCATCGAGGCGGAGGCGCGCGCCCGCCGCGAGCGCATGGCCGCCTACGATAGCCTGCCCGAGCCGCTGCGTGAGGCTGTGCGCGAGTGCGACTGGGACATCCACATCCTGATGCGCATCGGCCGCTACGTCGATCCCGAGCCGCTGGTGCGCCGCGTCCGCGCCATCAGCAGCGAGCGCGAGGCCGTCGCCTTCAATGCCGAGCACGCCGCTCGCGGCGGCTTCCGGCGCTGACATCCCGCAAACCCCCCAAGAAGAGGACTCCATGCCAACCGATGCAGACGAATTGAATGCCAGTACGGGCGAAGAGGCCGCGGACGCCGGTACGCAGGGCACCGAAGGCGCCGCCGGCGAGACGGGCGCGTCCGTGGCATCATCCGCGGCCGGCAAGGCCGCCGGAGCGGCGGATGCCGGCAAGGGTGGCGACGCTGGCAAGGGCGAGCAGGGCGCCGAGAGCAAGGCCACGGGCGACAAGGCCACCGGTGACAAGACCGCGGGCGACAAGGCCACCGGCAAGACCGTGAAGGCCACCGTCGCCTCGGGCGGCGATGCCGACGAGCAGGCAGCAGCCAAGGCCGCCGAGGAGAGCGACACCGCCAAGGCGGCGGCCCGCGCCGAGGAGATCAAGGCGTTCCGCGAGACGCTCGCCAGGCACGCTTCCGCCGGCGACAAGAAGGCGTTCGACAAGGAGTTGAAGCGCCTGGAGCGGCTCGGCATTGAGCGGCCCGAGCAGGTGTACGGGCTCTACCGCGAGCTCGACAACAAGCTCAACGGCGGCGGGCTCGTCAAGCTGCCGGGCAAGGATGCGACGCCCGAGGAGGTGGCAGCCTTCAACAAGGCCATCGGCGTGCCCGAGAAGCCCGAGGACCTGGTGGCGGCCATCGAGCTCGACAACGGGGCGGTGGTCGGCGATGCCGACAAGCCGGTGCTCGATGTCTTCGCGGCGGCCATGCACAAGGCCGGTGCCACGCCCAAGGTCATGAGCGCCGCGGTCAGCGCCTACTATGCCCACCTCGCCAAGGTGGAGGCGGACCAGGCCGACGCCGACGATGCCACAGTGCGCGAGACCACCGCCAAGCTCAAGGAGGAGCTCGGCCCCGCCTTCCGCCGCGAGATGGGCGCGCTCAAGAGCCTGTTCGATGCGGCGCCCGGCGGCGGCGACGACAAGAACCCGGAGTCGCTCTACGCGCGCGTCATGACGGCGCGCACGCCCGACGGCAAGCTGCTCGGCAACGATATCGACTTCCTCAACCTGATGCGGACCTGGCGCCAGGACATCCGCCCGTTCGCCACCGTCACCGAGGACGGCGCCGGCGGTGCCAAGTCGGCCGAGGCACGCTTGGCCGAGATCCAGGCGCTGCGCCAGACCGATAAGAAGCGCTATTGGAGCCCCGACATCCAGGCCGAGGAATTGCGCCTCATCGAGATGCTGGAGCGCAACAAGGCGCGCGCCACCGCCTGACGGCTGGAAAGGCCAGAGCCAGGCCAGGACCAGACCAGAACCAGTTTCCGGGTGAAGCGTGCTGTGCGCTCGCCCGCACCGCAATCGAGCCCCCATCAGGCTCGATAGCCAAAGACCGCAGCCATCCGGTCAACCCGCGTGAAGCGGCGCTGGACGGGGCGGTCGCTCACCGCCGGCCGATCCCATACGCGGGGCGGTCCGGCACCTTGACCGTTCGTGAGGCGCTCTTGGATGCGCGCGCGGCGCCGGCTTCCTCCTGGGAGCCGGTCAACCCGCGCTCCCATCGGAAAGGGTCAACCCGGAACGACGGCATCCCCAACCACTCCATAGGGAGATGCCAACATGGCAGACTCAGCACCACAGATCCAATACCGGCAGCAGCTCGTCGCCACCTTCGAGGAGGGCATGAGCTGGCTCCGGCAGTGCACGGTCACCGAGGCCGTGATCAAGGGCAACCAGGCCACCTTCCTGGTCGCCGGCTCGGGCGGGGCCACGGCCACCACCCGCGGCCTCAACGGCCTCATCCCGGCTCGCAACGACTCTCTGAGCCAGCCGGTTGCGACTCTTACAGAATGGCATGACCTTGTGCGGAAAACGCGTTTCAACATCTTCCAGTCGCAGGGCGACCAGAAGGCGTTGATGCAGTCGACGACCCGCAAGGTCCTCAACCGTCGTATCGACGCCGACATCATCACCAAGCTCGATACGGCCACTGCCAGCCTCGGCGCTCCCACCACCTTCTCGCAGGCGGTGGTGGCCAAGGCGAAGGTGACCTTGGGCGAGAACGAGGTGCCGACGCAGGAAGTCGAGAACATGTTCGCCGTGGCGACGCCGGCGGTCGAGGGGTACATCTCGATGATCCCCGAGGCCACCAAGATCGACTACGTCGACATGAAGTACCTCGCGGGGCCGATCCGGCGCACCATGCGCTGGATGGGCTTCAACTGGATCTTCCACCCCAACCTGTCGGGCGTGGGGACGGCGGACGAGAAGTGCTACTTCTTCCATCGCGATTCGATGGGGAGCGCCTTCGACTCCGGCGAGGGTCTCAACACCGCCATCGGCTACAACGACGAGCAGGACTACTCCTACGCCCGCGCGTCGTCGTTCACCGGCGCGGTGGTCCTCCAGCAGGCGGGTCTCGTCCAGTTCCGCCACGACGCCTCCAACATCTGAGGTCGGTTCATTCCCTGAGCCGGGACACCGCTGTTTGCGGCGTCCCGGCCGCAGGGATGAGCGTGCTCGGAACAGACAGCAAGGAAACTCTTCTCATGACCTACAAGACGGACAAGCTGGGCAACCGTGCCCAGGCGATCGCCGGCCCGCGCGAGTGGATCTACTCGGACACGGGCTCCACCCTTGCCAATGCCGTCGCCGCCGGCTTCGTCAGCAACGGCAGGGACATGGGCATGAAGGTGGGCGATATCGTGTTCTTCTCCCCCCTGCTCACGCCCTTCGACGCCAGCCGCCTGGTCGTCATCGAGGTGCAGGCGCAGGACACCGGCGTCCAGTTTGCGTCGCTCAAGAACGCCGACACCGACTGATCCGGGCGCTGCAGCCCGCTTCAAAGCAGGGGCCGGATGCCGCAAGGTGTCCGGCCCTTGCTGTTTGTAGAGGCCCGTTCCGGGCGCAATTCCATCCAAGGAGCCCATCATGGCAGCCCCTGCCAACGCCAAGCCTGCCGCTGCGACGCCTGCCCAGTCTTCTGCTGCACAGCCTGCCGCTGTTCCGTCCCCTGCGGCCCA